TGGTGCAAACGATGAAGTTCACGTTGTTGTTGTTGACGAAGATGGACTGTGGACAGGTACAGCCGGTACAGTTCTTGAAAAATATGCATTTGTATCTAAGGCATCTGACGCTAAAGATGACAGCGGCAATTCAAATTACTACAAAGATGTTGTTAATAAACAGTCACAGTACGTCTGGTCACTGTCACATCCAACAAATTTAGGCACAGGTACCGCATGGGGTTCTTCTGCAAACGTATCTGCATTTAAATTGTTCTCAAGCAATGCTTCTAACTCTCTGTCTGCTGGTGCAGTTGGTACAACAAGCACAGCAAACGTTACAACAGGTTGGGATTCATTCAAGAATGCAGAATCAATTGATGTTTCTCTACTTGTTACTGGACAAGGTAATAGCACAGTTGCAACATACGTTATCAGCAACGTTGCTGAGACACGTAAAGATTGTGTAGCCTTTATCTCACCAGAGAAAGCAGATTGTGTAGACAATGCAGGACAAGAAGTTACAGACATCAAAGCATTCCGTAATGGACTGGCTTCATCATCATATGCATTCTTAGATTCTGGTTACAAATATCAGTACGACAAATACTCAGATGTATATCGTTGGATTCCTCTGAACGGTGACATTGCTGGTCTGTGTGTACGTACCGACAATCAGAATGATCCTTGGTTCTCACCAGGTGGATTTAATCGTGGGCAAATCAAGAACGTAGTTAAACTGGCATGGAATCCAACTAAAGCAAATCGTGACGATCTGTATCAAGTTGGTGTAAATCCTGTTGTATCATTCCCAGGTGAAGGTACAGTTCTGTATGGTGACAAGACTCTGTTGAGCAAGCCAAGCGCATTTGATCGTATCAATGTTCGCCGTCTGTTCATTACACTTGAGAAAGCAATCTCACGTGCAGCACGTTTCTCACTGTTTGAATTCAACGATCAGTTCACACGTGCTCAGTTCGTTGCTCTTGTAGAACCATTCCTGCGTGACGTTCAAGGTCGTCGTGGTATTACCGACTTCCGTGTAGTCTGCGATGATACAAACAACACAGCGGAAGTTATTGACCGTAATGAATTTGTTGGTGACATTTACATTAAACCTGCTCGTTCTATCAACTTTATTCAACTGAACTTTGTAGCGGTACGTACAGGTGTAAGTTTCAATGAAGTTGTAGGTGCAGCTTAAATAAGAGAAACAGGAGAAAATTAAATGGCATTTAACGTAAATCAGTTCCGTTCACAATTAACAGGTGACGGTGCCCGCCCAAATCTATTTGAGGTAAGTATGCCGTTTCCTGCGTTCTCAGCACCAGGAAACGCACAAACAAAAATGACGTTCATGTGTAAGACAGCACAACTTCCAGGTTCAACTCTGGGCGTTGTGCCTGTTCAATACTTTGGTCGTGAGTTAAAGTTTGTGGGCAATCGTACTTTTGCAGATTGGACAGTAACAATTATCAACGATGAAGATTTCATTGTACGCAATGCGTTTGAACGTTGGATGAATGGTATCAACAGCCATAATCTGAATGTTCGTAATCCAGTTGCAGGTACACCATTAGGTTACACAACTGATGGTGAAGTTACTCAGTTTGGTAAAGCAGGTAACAACATCAAGAAATATAAATTTGTAGGTATGTTCCCATCTGACATCACTCCAATTGATGTTGATTGGGGATCAAATGATACGATTGAAGAGTTTTCTGTGACTCTGACCTACCAGTGGTGGGAAGCAGTTGCAGATGGTGTGATCTAAGAGTAAGGGTGTTTTACCCTTACTTTTTAATTTAGGATGATATTTAATGGCAATTAAACTATTTGGTTTCACATTTGGTGGAAGGGATGTCGTCAAGGTTGAAAAACCCGAACAGGCATCCTTTACACTGCCTTCTGCTGCACAGTTAGATGATGGTGCAGTTACAGTCACGCAGAATGCCTATTACGGTACATATGTTGACTTAGAGGGTTCTGTTCGTAATGAGATTGAACTTATCACACGATATCGTGAGATGTCCAATCATCCAGAATGTCAAATGGCAATTGACGAAATCGTCAATGAAGCTATCACACATGATGATCAAGGCAAAGTTGTTGACATCGTTCTTGATAATCTGAAACAGCCAGAGTCAATCAAGAAAAAAATTATAGAGGAGTTCAATAATGTTCAGAGAATGTTGAACTTCAATAATCTTGCTGATACAAATAATAAAAAAGAAGATAAAAAAG